AATTGGGTGCTACCGACAATCTTAACGACCTCGGTATATACTTTTATCCGATTTGCCGGTGCATGATACATTATATGTCTCTTGTTACTAGAGATATGGGCTGAGATTTTAAGCCTTAATTCTGTAACAATCTTGACTGTTAGCTGGGTTCTTTGCACATAATTACTCTTATAGATATCGAGAATATCTTGTCCAGAAGCGCCCTTCTCAATGTAGTCCATTATAACATCAGTACCCGGCCATTCCCGTTTTTTATTCAATTTAGGAGGTAAACCCCGCACGGTTGGAGCTGCGGCTGGGGTAGCAGCTGCTGCGGTTGGAGCTGCGGCTGCGGTTGGAGCTGCAGCTGGGGTAGCAGCTGCTGCGGTTGGAGCTGCGGTTGGAGCTGCTTTACCGGTTGCACCAGCTGATCGATCGATCTGAATACCTTTTGAAAGCATATTAAACTCGGAAGATTTCCAAGAGGTACGCTTTGCATTCTGTCTTAGTTCATACGCGAACTCGCCCATAGTGTGAGTGCCATCAGTTAACTGAGCCCACATTTTTCTAAGTTTAGGTTGTGCTTTCATCCACATTTGCGGTTTAATAGCATCTACCCACTTCTTAAGAACATCCAAATCCACATTCTTAATTTGTCCAGCTTTTGCTTTAACAAGGAATCTGGTTATCTCATTGGGAACGGTAGTATTGATAAACATGCCCTGATCTGACATGATTTTGATGATCAGTGATACATCGTTATTGGTATCTGTGATGGTTGCGAGTCTTAGCTTTTGATCGTCACGGAAGTATTTAACCACTCGATCTTTATTCTTAGCGACTTCTAATAATGACACCCAGCCGAGAAAAGCATAGAAGAAAGCAGTCATTACCTGATTTTCATTGGTAACGAATTTAGCTTTATCTGCTTGTCCGGTGCTTATGTCGTAAAAGCTATTTTCGGTGATATCGGATCTTAGTGATTTAAAGGACTTCATTGGTGTCTCCAGAGTGATATTTGTACTATTTATGAGTTTCTAGTACTTGGGATTCTTCGCGAAGCTTCTTCAGGTCAGATATTACCAGTTTGATCTTTTTGTCCTTAAACATACTCAGAATTTTCTTCTTATTTCTTTTCTTGTTTTTCGGGTCAAAACGAGCAAATTTAGTCATTGAATTTTTCCTCTCTTTCATCTTCGATATATTCTTTTGTCATAATATAGTCACGTACCTGGTCAGATCTGACAATGTCTTTCCATTCAAATTTCACAACATCATAGAAGCGCATTTGCTCAATGATTTGTATGAATTTCTTAATACCTTTTTTCTCATCGTTATACCTGAAATCGGACTGTCTATAATCGCCCGCAAAGATAATTCTACAGTCTTCGCCCACGCGCGTGATGACCGAATCCAATTCATGAAAATTCATATTTTGCATCTCATCTACAACGATGATACAGTTATCAAAGGTTTCTCCCCTAATATAGGATGTGGTATCAAATCTCAACTTATTAGCTGATTCTAGTTTAGGATAAGCATTCTTGGTTTCAAATATCTGATCACAGAGGCTTTTATAAATTCGGGTATAAGGCTCTTCCTTTTCCTCCTTAGTTCCAGGTAGTGCACCTGAGTCACGAGTAGGAACAAGTGATCTAATGATAAGAACGTGATGATATTTTTGGGGATTGGCTAACATTTCAGTAAGAGCGAAATGAAGGGCCATAAAGGTTTTACCTGTACCGGCGCTACCGGTTAAGATAAGATTTTGACCCTCGAGCCAAGCATTATGTGCTAATTCTTGATTTGGGGTATATGGCGAGAACTCTACAACTTCATCTGGATATACCTGTGCTGAGTTGTTTCTTGCTTTTCGAGGGGATGGGGTCAAAGCCTCGCGGTATTGATCAGACCGTTTCTTTTTACTCATATTAATTCCTAATTGTATTATTTTTGCCAGAATGTTTTTTGATTCTGCCTAATAAATCTTTCCATCCATTACCAGCTTTTCTTAGCTGATCGCCATCACGGTTCGAAATAAACGCATTCCCCTGTATGACATGTATTAGATCGGGATTTCCTTTAAGCTCGGCTTGAAGCGTATCAAATGAACAGATGCGCGTATCTACTTCGCCAGTTTTGGTATTTTCAACTGTATAAGTTGGCATTATTAAATCCTTTAAATAAGGTGAGAGCCGAAGCCCCCACCCGTTTAGTTAAGAAATCCTTTCTATGTATTTACGTAGGTAGTCTCCTTTTTGTCGAACCTTGTCAGATAATGAAATATTCCCCTGTCGTTCTAAACGATCGATGTGGTCTTCAATATTATCTAAGTCCTGATATAGGCGTTCGATCTGGATGTTTACCGTATGAGACATAAAGGTTTTTCTCCTTGTTATGGTAGTCTTATGCTACCTTGTTAATATTCTCACCTACGCATTACAACTACTGTCCCCGTCCTAGGACAGAGGACAATTCTAGATTAGATTTGGAAAGGCTGTATTAATAACTTTTGGAGTTAAACCTGTGATTTTCTTCTTGTTGATCATATTGACCAATAGCTCGGCGTCTTTAGGGTGGACACCTTCCAGAATACCTAAGAAAATTGATTCTCTTTTTGTGGGCGTCAGATTTTTACTGATATTACCCTTTGCAAAATATTTGAATTTCTTATGCTCGCGGCCCAAATCAGAGGGATGATTATGAGGATCTGACGCGGTGAACGGGGCTTTACCGCCAGGTAATTCCCATTGAATTTTAGGGTCAAAAGTCCCCTTGAGAACATCCTTCAATGCCCAATTTTCGAATTTCTTCAGTATAGCTACTTTGTCTTCAGTCTTCTGTGCTGCAGCAGCTTCTTCGATCACTTCAAATACGTATTTCTTTATTGCCATATTAATTTCCTATTGTGTAAATTCCTGTACATTTTCTATTAATAATCGACAGTTGTTGTCGATTAGATAAGGTAGAACCATATTACCACGATCGCTCGGGTCCTGTGATTCAAAGGTATTTATGATTTCTTCGCGTATAGATTTAGGGCAATGTCGTTCTTCTGTCAAATCTATCATAGTTTTATTCCGGCAATAATTTCTGAATACCTCTTCTCCAAGGGCCTTAGGATCTTCCATTAGAATAGCCTTTTTCTTGGCAGTCAGAATAGTAGCCTTTCGGCCATCTTTTATTTGTTGGTCATCGGATAAAACATTAGGCACACCATCGCCCTTACACCCGCGTAAAAAGTGGTCTTTACGATACCAAATCGGATCTGCCTCTGTCACATCTTTCTTAGTAATAGGTGAATATTGTGATACATTGCTATATTTTTGAAGCTGAATGAAATCTTTATCGGCAGAGATAATTTTGATATCCTCATGTCTACCAAATTCCTGAGTCATGTGGACTAATTCAGCAATAGAGTCATCTGCTTCACATCCCCATTGATGGATAACTTTATAAGGAAAACTAGTTTTAAGACCATTCAGAACGCTACCAATACTCTTAAATGCCAAGTCCCAATCAATCTTCTGCTCTTGACGAGTGGTCTCGCGCTTGGCCTTATATTCAGGATATAGCTTTTTCCGCCAGTTTCCACCGCCGTCTGCTACAATTACAATCTCACCAAATTTTACACGATATTTATTTCTATACATGCGTATGCTATTCAAGATGAAATGGCGGAGCAGATTTTCATCCTCGTCTGCTACCGCACCCATTACTATTGGGGGTATTGCGATACCACTAAAATCTATAATTATCATTTCATTATCCTATCGACTGCGACCTGTACTGCGTCCCCTGTTGCGACCTGTACTGCGTTCCCTGTTGCGTCATATGTTGCGCCCTCTGTTGCGCGCTCCGTTGCGTCATATGTTGCGTCAGGTATTGCGTTCCCTGTTGCGTCCCGTATTGCGCCCCATGTTGCGACCCATGTTCCGTCATGTGTTACGATCTTTATTGCATTTGGGTTCATGATAAAACCCTATTTATCTTCCCGGCAAGAGCCGCGGCAAGGTCCGGCGGCTTCGTATCAGGTTTACATTCTTCATGGCCTGTAAAAGACGCTGTGCACTGAAACCAACCCCCATCCCAAGCAGGGTCTCTGGTTCTGACACGAGTTAATTCGGAGACAACCCAATAGTTCATTGGTTAATATTTTCCTGCATATAATTTTTAGTCATTTTTTTCACATTAATGATCGGGGTACGATCGATATCCTCTAGCCGAAGCTTATGAAGTTGTAAATGATAAGCGCCTACGAAAGCTGCTAATACACAGAATGTGAATGTTGAAGCTGAAATTAAGAAGATGAATGTTACCATATCGTTTGTCATATTGTGCCTCTTTTGTTTAAATATAATACCATTATATCACAAAAAAGGGGGAATGTAAATCCCCCTGTGCACTTAATTTGAATTTTTATTATAGTTTTTTCATCACTATTTGTCTTTGTTCCATATCCATAACAGTCACCTTTGCCTTATTAACTAGCAACCAATCAAAGACAGCATCGGTTACAGGTTCTTTCCCGGCATCATTAACCCATCCTAAATCATCACACATAATAAGACCACCGGTCTTCACCTTTTTGATATATGCGTTAAGATCGTGGTTTACAAATTCATATTCGTGGTTGCCGTCTATATAAACCCAATCTAAGGATTCGTCTTCTATTTCAGATACGGCATCTTCTGAAGATTTTCTTATCCATACTCTTTCACATTTTACATCTATAGCATCAATAAGTGACATCGCCTCTTTGCGGATTTGGTCCATATCGTTTTGGGATTTTGCAATTTTTCCACCCCACCAAATGGTAGGATATTGTGGCCCAAATTCGTACGGGTCTATAAGATAATATTTTTTAATACGGAGATTTTTTAGGAAATGTTCAGTAAGAGCCCCCTTCCAGACACCTATCTCACATCCTATGCTATTAGGTCTTATAAACTTAGTTAGAAATAGTTTTCTCTGCTTCATACTGTTCTTTCACTCGCTTAATGTGCGATCTATGAATCCGGCAGTTGATAATACCATTCATCCAATTGTCATCCAGGAGAACATTACGTGCAAATTGTTCACGCGCTTCAACATAACCTAATTCACCTTTAGCTTTACCAAAGTATATTATCTCTCTATGAAAGTTCTCTTCACCGTGCTCTAGTAGAAGTTGTTTGACTAGGTCGGACGAACCATAATATTTCATCCAATCAGATTCTACGATCTTCCTACGCTTGAGCTTCTTACCCTTAAGAGGAGGCGATGTTTTCCTGGACCAAAAAAGCTTTTTGCCTAGATACATCTTCTTCGTGGATTTGTCGGTGATTATGTATACGAACCCCATCCAATCGTCTAATTCACCTTCTTTAGGCTCATATGGCTCGCCTTTATAATACCATGTCAAATCGCAGGATTCTCCAATTGATATACACCTTCTTTTAGATTAAAGGCTTCCATGAGTTTCAAGAACTGACGCGGAGTAATAGTAATTTGATCATATATTTCCCATTCGGGGATTTCATGATCTTCAATAGATTTAACATGCCACTGTCTGAGATTGACTACATCAGTGCCAATTTCTACCTCAAGTTCGTCACATTTATCTTCATCATCTAGGATGGTGATAATAGTGAAATCCTCTTCATGTTCTATTGTGAACATTAAACTGCGGTGCCTTCTTGACCCATCTTAAGTCCTACTCTTATATAATTATTCTGCAATTTTACTGCTAGTTCTCTTTGAGAGTACTTATGATAGAATAATGGCATTTGCTCTAATAATTCACAGGCTTCATCAACAAATAGTGGTAGTGGGTCAGTCATTAGATTCTCCTAATTAGAAAAAAGTATAAAATATAGGTCGCTAGATGTCCTCATTATAAACTCAGTGGCACTTTAATAATTGTAAATCTCAACTTTCACAACTTTGACAATGCATAATATCTCGCACCAATTCTTGAGCAGGATTTGAACTGCGTTGGTAATACAGGGTCTTAACACCAAGCTTCCAAGCCTCGATCATAAGAGCATTGATATCCTTAATAGGAACCTCTGGTGCAATCATAAGATTCAAAGACTGGGATTGATCGATATATTTCTGTCTTCCTGCTGCCTGTTGAACGACAGATAACGGTGAGATTTCTGAAAATGTTTTGAATACATCTTTCTGTTTTTGTGTTAGCCAGGTAAGGTGCTGAACGCTACCGCCACTGACTAGGACACTTCTCCAAATCTCTTCGGCCTTTTCATGG